AACCCTCAAAAGTAAACCTAAATAAAACGAAGGTATATTAAATGTTTAAATGGATTGTATTAGTCATGCTACTAATCCCACTTAATCTATATGGTGGAGCAAAAACTGTCGGCGCAAAGAAAGACTATACACGACAGCAAAAAATTCAAAGAGGTGATATAATAGAAAAAAAGTACACCACTTGTAGATTAAAGAAGATTGTCCAATCACGATCTGGTGAACAGGCTTGTATATATCAAGGTGGTAATAAAACTTATGAATTAATGTTTGATAATAACTGTCCAAAACAATTTAAATGTATTTACAATCCTAACAGTAAAGAACCAAATATAGACAATGTGATGGATAGTTTAAATTCAATAGGTAAGTAATGTGATATATGAACATGAAGATTTGCAAATAGATTCAACTGTATCATCTAAAACAAGATTATATAAAGATGATAAATTAGTTTTTATTGGTGATGGTTATAAAGCAATCACTATGATGATTAATAATAGCAAAAATCCAGAACCAGTAAAACAAAAGTTTCATGCCCAATTAACTATGAGAGAAAAACCAAAATTTTCTAAAGGTGATGATATAGAAACATTGAGAAAGCAAGCACTAGATGACCATGCTCAATCCTTAGTGAAGAAGAAGAGAAGGCGATAAACTCTTTATAAATAATATAGAATAGGAGTCAGCATGTCAAATAATTTTATGGGCCTAGATGGTTTCGTCTGGTTTACTGGTGTCGTTGAAGATAGAAACGATCCTGCTTTACTTGGACGAGTCCGTGTAAGATGTTTAGGTTTTCACACAGAAGATAAAGTGAAAATACCTACATCATCACTACCTTGGGCTCACATAATGTTACCGATAACAACACCGTCTATGAATGGTAAAGGTCAAAGCATACCATTTATGGTTGAGGGTACATGGGTTATTGGTTTCTTTAGAGATGCTGAATTACAACAACAACCAGTAATTATTGGAACACTGCCAGGCTATCCACAAACAGTATCGGATAAGACAAAAGGATTTAATGATCCAAATGGTGTGTATCCTCTATCAACCCACTTAAATGAAAGTGATGTAAACAGATTAGCAAAAGGTGGAGCGGATGATAAACCACATGAAATCATTGAACTCAAAGAATCTAAAAGAGATAAACAAGTTGCCGTTGCCTCAGGCGAACCTTGGGATGAACCAGCTGGGTCACATTCATCATCCAAGTATCCTTACAACCATGTATTTGAATCAGAGGTTGGACATATCAAAGAATACGATGACACACCGAGCAATGAGAGAATACACGAATATCATAAAACTGGAACATTCTACGAAATGCGACCAGACGGTTCAAAAATCACAAGGGTGGTTGGTAACAATTATGAAGTGGTTCACGGATCGGATTACGTCCATGTTAAAGGATCAGCAAACCTAACAGTTGATGACACATTAAACATAAAAGCAAAAACAATAAACATGGTTGCTGATACTATGAATAAAACAATAGGAACGCTTACAGAAACAATAACAACACATAATGAAACAACTGGAACGCTGACAGAAACATATACAACTAAAACGGAAACTGCGACAACTGGTAATACGACTTATACATCAGGCGATGTAGTTGCAAGTAATATATCTCTAGTAGGACACCAACATGTAGATAATGCTGGACTTGCTGCTGGAGTTACCACTGTGCCTATTGGTGGAAGTGGTTCAGTAACATCTGCTCAAGGAGATACCGTGACAGCAATTTCATCTGGTATAACTGCTACAGAACCAACATCTCTAGATTTAACTACAGTCTCAAATGTAACATTACCGACTGCTACATCATCATATCCAGATACACTGGTAAAAACAGATTCTACTGGTACAGTTAATAGTACAATATTGGCTGACAATGCTGTAACACAAGATAAACTTGCAGACGATGCTGTAGGTTCTGCTGAAATGAAAACTCTATCGACACTACTCATCAAGAATAGTGGTGGTACTACATTAAAAACAGTTCACGGTGCTGGAGAATAGTATAAATACTAATAAAGGAATTACAAATGTCGCAATATGATGCTCAGTTAAATAATAACACATCTAGAAATAATAGACAATACTCTGATTTAGATTTATTCTTTAGCAGAAAAACATCTAATAGCGATATAAATACACTTACAGACGTTCAAGCGGTAAAGAGAAGTGTTCGTAATTTAGTTCAACTAGATTACTTTGAAAAACCTTTTCATCCAGAGATTGCATCTGGCATTAGGGGAATGTTATTTGAATTGATGACTCCCTTTACTGCTCAAGTAATTGCTAGACAGATTGAGGATGTAATTAATAATTTTGAACCTAGGGCCAAACTTGTTGGTGTAACTGCGATACCAGATTTGGATCGTAATGCTTATGAAGTTAAGGTAGAATTTTATGTTGTTAACACACCGACAGAGTTAGTAGACTTAACGGTATTCTTAGAAAGATTGAGATAAGATGGCAGATACAAATAATCAGAAAGTACGAGTAACGGAATTAGACTTTGATGAAATTAAAGCAAACCTAAAATCTTTTCTAAAAAACCAAACAGAATTTAGAGATTATGATTTTGAAGGTAGTGGTATGAGTGTTCTATTAGATACACTAGCATACAATACTCACTATCTAGGTTATAATGCAAACATGTTAGCAAATGAAATGTTTTTAGATAGTGCGGCTTTAAGAAGTTCTGTAGTATCACATGCAAAGACTTTAGGATACGAAACATCTTCATGTCGTGCTCCGAAAGCAACTATAGGTATTGCATTAACAACAACTAACTCAACAGCCACTATGCCTGCTGGTACTAAGTTTACAAGTACAGTGGATGGAGTATCATATCAATTCGTAACAACCTCGACTGTCCAATCTACAAGTTCTGGTAATACTGTGAACTTTGATAATACAGAAATTTTTGAAGGAACATATGTTACCACAAAATATACAGTGGATAGCACTGATACGGAACAAAGATTTATTATCACTGATAACAGAGCCGATACTACAACTTTAAATGTAACAGTTCAAAATTCATCAACCGATACATTTACTACAACCTTTACAAAAGCAACTGATATATCACAGCTGTCTATTAATAGTAATGTGTACTTTTTACAAGAAATAGAACAAGGTAGATATGAAGTTTATTTTGGTGATGGTGTTGTAAGTAAATCATTAACAGATGGGAACATCGTAATACTAAATTATGTTGTTACAAATAAAACTGCAGCCAATGGTGCAAATGCTTTTTCATCACCAAGTGCTATTGGTGGTATTAGTGACATTGGTATTACACTCGTTGCTTCCGCTGCTGGTGGTGCAGAACCAGAAAGTATAAATTCAATAAAATTAAATGCCCCACTTGACTATGCGGCCCAAGGTAGATGTGTTACTAGAAATGACTACCAAGTATTTACTAAGAAGTTATTTGCAAATGCACAAGCCGTTTCTGTGTGGGGTGGAGAAGATGGAAGTTTTGATTCATCTTTAGGTGTTACTGCAACACCACAATATGGAAAAGTTTATATTTCAATTAAATCAAATACTGGACAGAACTTAACATCAGCACAAAAATCATCACTAGTTAAATCTTTTAGTCCATTTACCGTTGCATCAATAACACCAGTGATTGTGAATCCAGAAACAACATTCTTAATTCTACAAGTTAATTTTATGTTTGATTCTACAAAAACTGTTTTGGTTGGGCCAGACTTAGAAGCGTCTGTTATAACTGCAATTACAAATTACAATGATACATCTTTAAAAAATTTCAATAGTCCATTTAGACACTCTGTTCTTACTGGATTAGTAGATAGTGTTGATGCTGCTATTTTAAATAACACTACAATTGTTACCATGGCAAAATTCTTTACACCGATTATATCAACAAATGTCTCCTACACAATTAGTTTTAACAATCCACTATATAATCCTCATTCTGGCCATAACGAGCTTGGTGGTGGTATTATTGCATCTACTGGATTTAAAATTGATGGTAGAACAGAAGAAATGTTTTTTGATGATGATGGAAAAGGAAACCTAAGAATGTATTATCTACAAGGTTCTGCGAGAACTTATTATGCCACGCAAGCAGGAACAGTAAATTATTCTACTGGTGTGGTATCTACAAATGCATATAAATTTTCAAGTGTATCAAATGTTGATGGACTTACTTCTACACAAATTAGAATGACAGCAACACCAAATTCAAATGATGTTGTACCAGTTAGAAATCAACTACTAGAAATAGATTTAGTTAATTCAAGTATATTAAGTAATGTAGATGCTACTGCCACAACTGGTGTTGGTTATACGGTTGCCTCAACTGGTGGAGATGCACAAACCACAACTACGACAGTTCAAACTAATCCATCTAGTGGTTCAACAAGTGCATATTAGGGAGTAATCTATGTCTGAAAAATCTTCCAAGTTTCTAGGCAAGATATCTCCATTAGTAGAAGGACAGTTTCCAGACTTTGTTAAAGATGAAAACAAACTCTTTGTAAAATTTGTTCAAGACTATTATAAGTTTCTTGAAGCTGGTAAGATGGAACTTACTGCTGCTGTTGATTATATAAAATATGAAACAGAAACAATATCCTATATTCTTAATGATGAAGGTGATCGTATCGTTGCTGAACAAGGTGCTGGTACGGTTGGAAACTTTACTAATGGTGAGACTATTATAGGGTCTTCATCAAATGCTATTGCTGAAGTTATAGTAGAAGATGTCCGTAACGGAACAATCTACATTTCATCTCATCAAAAATTTGAAACTGGTGAAACAATAACTGGACAAACCTCTGGTGCAACTGGTGTATTAAAAAGATATCGTGCAAACCCAGTTCAAAATATTCAACAACTTTTAGACTACGCTGACGTAGACAATACAATCTTTGACTTTTTAAATAAATTTAGAGATTCGTTTATGGAAGCAATTCCTAATACTCTTGCAACTGGAACTGCTAAAAGAAATCTAATAAAATCTATCAGAGATTTATATTCTGCAAAAGGAACATCCGAAGGTCACAAACTCTTTATGAGATTGTTACTTGGTGAAAGTGCATCTATCTTTTATCCGACACAATATATGTTGAGGGTGTCAAATGGAGATTGGCGTCAAAAGACTACAATGAGAGTTGAGACTATAGGTTCTTCTGCTGATGAAATTGTTAACCAAGTTATAACTGGTTCAACATCTTTTGCAACTGCGATTGTTGTAGACACTATTACGTTTCAACAAGGTTCTGTATCTGTTACGGAACTAGAGATTGACTCTGTAGTTGGTACATTTCAAACCGATGAATTGATTACTGCAATATCAACACTTACAGACGTTCCTGCTAATTTTCGTATAAAAGCAATTGTTTCTTCAGCAGACTTAGGCACTTCTGGTGCTTTATATGTAGACAATGAAATAATTGATGCAGAGGCTTTGGGTAATGATTTTGCTGATGTTAGAGTTGATGGTATTAAGTCTGGTGGAGTAACATCAATTGAAATAGATGCTACTGGTGCTGATTATCAAGTGGGAGATAAAGTAACCTTTACTGCAAACGCTGTAGACACAGACGTATCTGACGCTTCTGGCTTTGTAACTGTAACTGGTGGTGGTATTGCAAATGAAGATAGTTCAGGCGATATTATAATCTTAGAAGATGACACCTCTGTTAGTACGGAAAATTTTGATATCCTACTAGAGAGTAGATTAGAGGATAGATTTATCGGAGATGGTACGACAACTGCATTTACATTATCCACTGTTCCTTCTACGGATACTCTTACAGTACTTGTTGATAATGTAGTTACAACTGCTTATACACAATCTGGTTCAACTATAACATTTACAACAGCGCCTAAAAATCTCTCAACCATTTTTATTAAGGGTAATCCACAAGATTATCTACTATTAGATAGGACAGATTCTAGTGGCACTGATACTGGATTTAGAATACAAACAAATCAACAGATAGAAGTCGTTGATACCTTTGGAACAGATAATGATCAAATAGTTCTTGAAGATGGTTCTATGGGCGCAGAGTTTGGACAAATTAAAAAAATATTTATAGAAAACAAAGGTGATGGTTATACAAGATTGCCTACTGTTTCTGTATCATCTACCTTTGGTACTGGTGCTGATCTTACTTCTCTATCCACAGAGATTGGTAAAATTCAAGCAATAAAAATTAGTGACTCTGGATTCAATTACACAGTTTCAAATGCTCCAGTTATTGAACCAAGAGCACACTTTGTTTTAAAAGATGTATCTGGAACATTTGCCTTAGGTAATACTCTAACTACAAACGGACACACTGGAACAGTTCAATCGTTTGATACTGGTACTAAACTATTAACTACAACTTTTGAAAATGAGGAAAGGATCATTCACGAACAAAAAGGTTCTACTTTCCAAGATAGTATTGAGTTAGAAGGAAACACTGGTGATAATTTATCATCTAGATTATTCTTAGAAGATGAACAAGACTTTGATGGTGGGGATAATATTGTATTAGATGGAACTAGTATAAAAGCACCAATCAATCAGACATTTGTTTTAAAAGTTAAAAAATATTCAGAATTAAACGAGGATGGTGTATCTGTCAATCGGTTTATGATAAATGAATCTAAACGACCAGAATTAGCATTGTATGAGGGTAACACTTATTATTTTGATTTATCTGACCCATCGTTGTATAGTGATAACACCTCTGTTAATGCTCACCAATTAAGATTTTCAACTACACCAGATGGAACACATGCTTCTGGAACTGCATTTACAGATGGGGTAACTGAATCAGTTATAACACTTATACCAATTGGAACTGCTGGTTCGTTTATTCAAATAGTTGTTCCAACGAATGCTCCAAACCTTTATTACTATTGTACAAATCATAGTGGAATGGGTAATACTATTTTAACACCACAACTACAATCAGTCGTATTGGATGAGGGTGGAAATATATTAACAGACGGATTAAGTAAACATGAATTTAATATACGTTTGGAAGATGCAATTAACTATACTGGTTTTGGTATTATAGAATTTGAAGAAGATGCTGGTTTTATTCAAGGACGTTTAGATTTAGAAGATAAGAGTAAAATACTTCTAGAAAGTTCTAGTGAATTAAGTGGTGGTGGTATTGAACTTGAAGATGCTGTAGGAAAAGTTAAAGCTGGATTTAATTATAATGTGGGGGGTGTTCAACTAGAAGAATCTATTAGTAGTTTTGTCCAAGGAATTGGTGAAAAAATTGTTATGGATAGATATAGAGAAATCAATCCAGGCTCAGTATTCATAGTACAAGAAAATGGTGATCCATTACTTGGTGAAGATTTTGGTTTCAACCTAACATTAGAAGATAATGATCAATTTTTATTAGACGATGAAACTGCTGACTTTATTGTAATGGATGGAACAAATAGTTCATCTCTTAATGTTGGACAAAATTTGATACTAGAACAACCAATTGATTTTTCAAATAAAGATGTCACTATCACGGATTCTAGTGGTGCAACTGGAACAATTATTTTTGCTGATGTTGCCACTGGTACATTGAGTGTTGATACAACATCAACTGGTGTAGGGAATTATGTAACAATTGATAACTTGATTGGTGAGGATTTGATTCGTATTCAAGACTCATTCTATTATCAAGATTTTTCATATGAGGTTTCCGTTGGACAATCAACTGCAACTTATATTAATCAACTTAAAAGAGCAGTCCATCCTGCTGGTTTTGCTCCATTTGGTAAAGTTAGTATTGCATCATTTGTTTCTGCAACTGTGGGAACAACTGCGGCTGGTGTTGCTGGATACCTTGGTGATACTCAAACATTCACACCAGAACTTGCTTCTGTTCTTGAAACAATATTTGATCAAACAATTAAGAGAAGATTAAAAGCTGGAAGTATGGTTATTGGTGCAGAGGATGACCAGATATTATTAGAGAATGGTGTGAAGGTTGATGAGGTACTTGCTCTTGAAGGTACAGATACAAATGTAGTAAGTGGTATGCCCTCTGACATTTCTATATTACTAGAAGATAGTTTACAACCAAGTAACTATACTTATGCTGTTTCTCATTTAGTTCAAGAAGATGATTATCAAATACTTCACGAAACTGGTAGACATACAGATGAGTTTGATAATATCATAACAGAAGATAGTGCTCAAATACTCATGGAATTTGGAAGTCTTACTGGTGGTACTGCATTACTATATGAACCAAATCAATTTACTGCAAATGAAACTGGTGGCGGTAGAGTTATGTCCGAAAGTTCTTCTGCAAGTGGCAGTGATAATGAAACTATATTAACAAAAGAAATGAGAATAACACGATCAACTAAACCAATAAATCATGCTGCTAGAAACTTATTAACATATCTATATGATCATCCTTTTGCTGTGGAACAAGCATACGGTGGAATACAAATGGAAAACAATTCCATTTTAGGTATGGAAGATGGAACAGATACAGACGGTGACGGTGATGCAGTAATAGATAATATACTTTTAGAAACTGGTGGACTTATAGTTGTAAATGATACAGCAGTTCGTCATGATGTAATTAGATTAGATGGTGAAGAACCTTTACCTTCTGTTGCTTTCTTAGTAACTGAGGCTGGTGAAAATATCGTATTTGAACAAGATACTATTAATATAGGGTCTGGTAGAACATTACTTGAATCATCTATCTTTACTTTTATTGCAGATCAAGTTAGAAATAGAAATGAAAAATTACTATTGTCTGAACCTACAAACGATGATACACTAACTCTTTCAGAAATAGGTGATATACAGATTACAGAAATTGCAAGAAAGGGAAAAATATTACAAAATGGATTTGGCATTACTGGACAAAGTATTTCAATAGAAGATGTTGGTATTGCACTAGAAGAAGATGGTTTTATCTTGATGGATGGAACTGAAATAAGTGGTGTTGGTGATACTGCTTTTGCAGTAAATGAAAACTCATCAATACTGTTAGAAAATATAACTGGTAAACACGAAAGAATAATACAAGAAACTGCTGGGGCAATAGTAGAAGAAGATACATCTTCATTGTCAACTATAGATTTAATTCAATTAGAAGATTCTTTAAATGATGGTATTGGTGTTCCCCCTGCTATATTACTAGAAAATGAATATCTAAGATTGCGTGAAGATATTATTGTTCAAGAAGATGGAACAACTGCTGACGGTGGTAATATAGTTCTTGATGCAACAAGTACTGCTGCTGACGGCAATCCAGTAGATGAAAATGGAAAACTTGTACAAGAACAAGATACTGCTGATATAGGTTCTGATAGAATAAATCATATCGTATTAGAAACATCAGACTATATCGCCAATGCTGGAGTTAAACCAATTGAAAATTATACCATGTCTGGGAGTATAAATACTAGTATAAGGAACATTCCAATCGTACAGCCTGCAATTATTACTTTAAAGAAGGTTTCATAAGATGGAAATGTGTTATAAATATATACAAAGGATTAAAAAATGTCGGCAATAATCACGGAAAAATTTAGACAGCATAATGCTAATCAGTTTCACGAATCATTTACTGAAGCAGCTGCATCAACGTATTACCTATTCATAGGTAAAGCAACACCATTCACTTCTGGTACAACTGGTGGAAACGATACTATTCCCCCAACACCAGCAGACGATATAAGTTCAGAGTTCTATAGATGGGATTCTATGATTGCAGCTAAACAGATTGGATCAACTGATATATCTTTTGCTTTACCAAGAACAAATTGGGTAAACGGAACTGTTTACTCTATGTACAAAGATAATATATCTGCATCAAACTTATCTGCCAATGGTGCAACAAATCTCTTTGACTCAAACTTTTATTTCATAACCTCTGCATTTAGAGTATACAAAATATTAGATAATAACTCTGGGGCTTCATACTCTGGTTCTGAACCGACATCAGAATCAACATCAACATTTGCCCTAGGTGGTTATGTCCTTAAATATATGTACACCGTTTCTGCATCAGATGCTACTAAGTTTCTTACCACAGACTATATGCCTGTGTCTACAAACTCAACTGTGAGTGCAGCTGCAGTAGATGGTAAGATTGAAAGTCTTTCTGTAACTGGTGGTTCTGGTTATACAGACGGAACTTACTACGCTGCTGTTTATGGAGATGGAACAAGTGCTGGAACAGCTTCTGGTGCGATTGTCTCAATCAAAGTTAGTGGTGGTGCAATCCAAGGATTTGGATTATCCTCTGGAACAGATACAATTTTACACGCTGGTGGAAATGGGTATACTTTTGGTTCTGTTAATTTAGGGTCTGCATATATCTTTTCTGACACTGCATTAACATCTTCTTCTTCATTAGGTGGTGGTTCTGGTGGTGCTGTAAATGTTATCATAAGTCCAAAAAGTGGACACGGTAATGATGCTGTCGCAGAGTTAGGTGGACACTATGTGATGACAAATACCACACTAACACAAGCAGAGAATGATGATATTACAACTGCAAACGATTTCAGAGAAGTAGGAATAGTTGTAGATCCAACAACTTTTGGAACATCAACCATTTCTTCAATTGCAACTGGAAGAATGACATATGTTGTAAAAATGTCAACATCGTCTGGAACTTTCGATGTGGATGAAACAATAACACAAGCAACTACTGGTGCTGTAGGTAGAGTTGTAGAATGGGATTCTGCTAGAAGTCTACTTTATTATCACCAAGAAAGATTTGGTTCTTATGGAACAAATTCTACAACTGGTGCTTATGCTGCTTTTTCTGGAACAACAACTGTAACTGGTGGAACTTCCGGCGCAACTGGAACACCATCAAACACTGCAAGTGAAACTGTTACCTTGGCTAATTCTAATACCTTAACCTTAACAAGTGGGTATGCAAATCCAGAGTTACAACCAGATAGTGGTAATATTGTATACTTAGAAAATAGAAAACCTATTCAAAGATCAAGTGACCAAACAGAAGATATAAAAATAATAATTGAATTTTAAAGGATTAGTTAATGGCTCAACTTACCGACCTCAATGTATCACCTTACTACGATGACTTTAGTAAGGATAAAGATTTTCATAGAATTTTATTTCGCCCTGGCTTTGCTGTTCAGGCGAGAGAGTTAACTACTCTACAATCTATTTTACAAAATCAAATCGAACAACATGGTAATCACATGTTTAAAGAAGGAACTGTGGTTATTCCTGGCCAACTTTCTTTGATGATGAATTTTCAAACACTACAGTTAAACGGAACATTTGCTAATGAAACCATTAATCCAAGTTCATTCTATAATGCAACTAATAACGTAGTTGTAACTGGACAAACCTCTGGTGTTACTGCTAAAATTGTAGGATTTCAAATTGCAACTTCAACAACTCAACCTATGTTATATGTTCAATACGTTAATACTGGAACAGATGGTACAACTCAAAGATTTGCAAATGGAGAGAACTTAACTGCAAATGCTGGTA